ATTATTTTCTAGGTGTTTGCACTAGTAGAATAAAGTTACTGCATCCGGTGTATGGTATATAGGTATATAATATATAGAATAATTATTATTCCATTACTGATAATTGTCTTATATGTGTGTTACTGTATTCACCAGCATATCGTAATGAGGATGAGAATTATTCTCACTTACCGTCCCCCGGGAATTACATGGGGTCTGGCATGGGGTTGGCATAGTTGATGCTATTGCACTGCCTGAGCACGCATACGCACGCTATCGGGTTGGGGTTGGGTTGACGTTACGCAGCAGCAGCACAGCAGCGCAGGTGGCCTGAGTGATGGGTCATGGAGGCTGGTGAGGTGAGCACCCCACCTTCCGCCCCCCCCAAAAAAAATATGGTTTCTGGTATATTCTTGTTTACGGGAGTTGACTGGTTCATGTGGTTGCCGATTTAGGTCTTGCGCCGCCTCTGGTAAATCCTTACCAGCTTCCGTGCTAACACGCATGGGGATTCGGGCATTAACTTGCTCATCTGGCAAATCCAAACCAGAGGGGAGTCCCCAGCCGTGTTGGTGTAGCTCAGAAGGAGAGCGCCCTGCTGTGTCGGGGATGTCGGAGGTGCGAGTCCTCTCGCCAACAGCTAACACGCATGGGGATTGATCGTTGAGCGAGGCACAGGGGGATACCCGCATCTTGTGTTTCAGTCCCCAGCCGTGTTTGTCATCGTTGTTCTCCTAGAAGTTAGGGCTACCTCTTGTGTAGCCCTTTTTTTACGTGTAGGATATGGTTATCTGTAGAGAGGGTTAGGTGATGATTACTGCGATTGAATTGGAGACTGGTAAGCCTGTTCCTGTGCCCAGGGTGGTGTATGCCTACCCTTATGAGGAGATGGATGTGGGTGACAGTTTCTGTGTGCCTGTAGGGGCTAGGCAAAAGGTGTTGAATGCCAACTACAGGGCCAGCAGGCGCTTAGGGATAGGGTTGACAGCTAAGACTGAGGGTACGGTTGTGCGGGTGTGGAGAACAAGGTGACGGCCTCAAAAGAATATTGGCTCTGGCAAGCAGAGAACACCTATCCGTGGTCTGTAAAGTACCCCAAATCCAGATGGGAGCAGTTGATGTACTTTTACTTGTTTAAATGGCAAGGATACGAAGAATGACGGAACTACTGTGGATGGAGGAAGATGAATTGCGTGAAGTCTGTAGGGCTTTGCTGGTTCGTCTTTGCCAAACAGAATTAGTGGTACAGGTATTGGCTGGTCAAATAGATGAGGCGGTAGCTCATGGATACGAGCAAGGATACACAGATGGCTTTATACGCTTCTCGTGTCAAGCTGAAGCGAGAGATGGCACGGGCCTTGTCTTGCATTAGTCCGGCGGCTAAGAGGCGGCTGGCAGCAGAGTGGCGGGAAACGTATTCAGAGTTGTTCTACAAAGAGTTGATACGCTGTGCTAAGAACAAGGCTGTGGCAGCAACCATCTCTGAGTGGGACTTAGATGCTTTTGACAAACAAAGAAAACAATGAACTTTGACCTGAAGAAGTTTTACAAGTTCTGTTCCGAACTCAAGATTGAGACAAAGGAAGAGGGCTTGAAGAAGATGGGAACCCTTTTGGGGACTCAGACGTATGTGATGGAAGAAATCCAGAAAGGCCTAGAAGATGATGTTCACTTCTTTGTCATCCTCAAAGGGAGACAGCTTGGTATTACGACTGTCTCCTTGGCATTGGATTTATATTGGCAATTTACCCACCCTGGTTGGCAGGGAACTCTTGTCGCAGATACTGAAGAAAACCGGGACATGTTCAGAAGCACTCTCGCTATGTACATGGAGGGTTTACCGAAAGAGTACAAGATTCCCCTGGTGGCGCACAATCGTAACCAGATGGTACTTAAAAACAGAAGCCGTATCTTCTATCAGATTGCTGGAAACAAGTCTCGGTTGGGGCAAGGTAAAGCAATTACATATCTTCACGGTACAGAGACAGCTTCCTGGGGTAATGAAGAGGGTCTGGCTTCCCTGATAGCTTCTCTTGCTGAAAAGAACCCTGAGCGGCTTTATATGTTTGAGAGCACAGCACAGGGCTTCAACATGTTCCACGACATGTACAAGACGGCTAAGAAAGCAAAGACACAGAGGGCCATCTTCTGCGGCTGGTGGAGAAATGAGTTCTACTCTGTCCCTGGCGACTCCAACATCTACAAGGTCTACTGGGATGGCAAGCTCAGTGCGGAAGAGAAGGAGTGGGTAAAAGACATTAAGAAGCTCTACGGCTTTGAGGTCAACTCCCGGCAAATGGCTTGGTGGCGGTGGAAAATGCACGAAGGTATCAAAGACGAATCCTTGATGTACCAAGAGTTTCCCCCAACTGAGGACTATGCCTTTGTGATGACAGGCACATCCTTCTTCTCCACCACCCGCTGCACAGAGGCAGCTAAAGAGGCCAAGAAACTTGTACCAGACCACTATCGCTATGCTTTTGGACAACTGTTCCAAGACACTGAAGTGCTTAAGTCCACTGAGAGACTGGGCACACTCACGGTCTGGGAAGAACCTGTTGACACTGCTTATTACGTTATCGGTGCTGACCCCGCTTACGGTAGCTCTGATTGGGCAGATAGATTCTGCATCCAGGTCTACAGATGCTACGCAGATGGACTTGACCAAGTTGCTGAGTTTGCCACTTCTGAGATGAACACCTACCAGTTTGCGTGGGTCATCGCCCACCTTGCTGGCGCTTACAAGAACTCTACGCTGAACCTGGAAGTCAACGGCCCTGGTCAAGCAGTCATCAACGAGATACGTAACTTAAAACGCATGGCAGTCTCGCTAGGAGGCGCTGTAGGCCACGGATTGATGGACGTGCTGGGTAGCATGACCAATTACATTTGGAGGCGCAATGACACGCTTGGAGGCCTCTCCAACAGCATTGGCTACCTGACCACCACCAACTCCAAAGAGCGGATGCTCCAGTACATGAAGGATTACTTTGAGCGTTCCATGATAAAGATACGCAGCATGGAGACTCTTGAGGAAATGAAAGGCATCGTGCGGGAAGGCTCCTTCTTGGGTGCGCCTGGTAGGGGCAAGGATGACCGTGTGATTGCCACTGCCCTAGCTGCCGTAGCTTTTGCAGAGCAGATTCAACCCAGGCTCATAGCGCAGAAGATTACCCGTGCAGTCAGTGAAGCACAGGAATCGTATACACCAGAACAAATCTCTGTGGGCAGAAACGTCAGTGATTACTTGAAACGGATAGGAATGTATGGTGCATGATGAACTGACTATCGTGTCTGTCTACGGACACAACAACGGAGCTTCTGCCCTGCCCAGCATCAAGCGCAGCATGAACGAGCTCCCTGGCTCTCGGGGCTTGTTACTGTCCATCGCCAAACCTGACAACCTGCCAGACAACATAGAGTGGAAGCAGATAGGGTTTATCAACTACCTACAGTATTCTGTTTTTATGATGCACCAGCTCTACGCTTTTATAGACACAGAGTATTGCTTGATTGTCCAAGATGACGGCTGGGTGCTAGACGGTGATAACTTCCTGCCGGAATACTATGAGTACGACTACATAGGCGCACCCTCACACTGCGGTTTCTTGCCTCAAGGTGAGGGTTTTCACCTATATCTGAATTTCACTTGGGTAGGCACTCCCGGTGTGCGGGTGGTGCAAAACGGTGGGTTCTCTCTGCGCTCTAAACGCTTCTTGTCAGCTTGCAACAAGCATGGCATCACTCACCTGCAAGCCAACGACATACACGGTTGGAATGAAGATGCCCAGCTCTCTGCCTTGCTCAAGCCCCAGTTGCAAGAGCTTGGTTACAGATATGCACCTGACCACATTGCCAAACTCTTCTCAATGGAGTACATGGGGCATGGATTCCATGACCTAGACTTTCCTTTTGAACGACTGTTGGGCTGTCACGCCCAAAGCAGGAAGCTCATGGATGATGACCACATCATCGTCCCTGCTGACCCTACAAAAGCATACGGAGAGGTGGAGTTTTTGGACTTCTTGCAGTCCACAGGCTACACCGTGGAGTACAGATATGAAGCCGCTGTCCAAGTTTGAACTCAAACGCCAGATAAAACGCTTTCACGCAGATAAGAATAGGGGCATCTCTATCAACTTGTTCTGCGAATTGGCAGGCATGTCCCTGGCTCACTTCATGGATGTGTTTGTCAGAGACAAGGAACCACTCACTGAGGTGATTCAAATCAGGGTCAGCAAGGCCTACCAGCAGTGGAAAAGCGGCAATGTTCGGGTTATGCAGAACAAAGACAGGACAAGATACGTGGAATACAGGAAGGAAAGCAAGCCACCATTGATGGCAAGCATGGGTTTACAGGTCACATCAGGGGGCATAAAACTAAAAGTCGGCATGGTTAACCGCCATGACTATTCTGAAATCACACTTGACGAAGCACTAAGAGGGTAACTATGAGCGTTCTAAAAGACTATCACTGCGAAAATCACGGCATTTTTGAGGCATGGGAGCCTAAATGCCCCATGAAACACTGCAACGGGGCACTGTCCGTTGTTTTTCTCAAACCTGTGGGCACAAAGTCTGCCAAGACCAAGCACACAGACGGCACACTCAAACAATTGGCGATTGACTACGGTATGACGGACATAAAGTCCACTAAAGAAGGCGAACACCAGACTGGTTACCTCAAACGCAACAACAAGCTGTCAGACAAAGACTTTGACCAAGCCACAGATGCCATGAATGCCCAGAAGAAAGAACCTAGAGCGGGAGATGCTGCAATTTGGGGCGGCGGTGGTAGTATTAGCATGAAATCCGTTCTTGGTGGACAATTCAAGCCAGTTAGGGACGAGGCTGTGAGCATTTTGCCCAAAGATGCCTCTCCCACAGGCACTTTGTCTGGCCCCAGAGCGGGTGTCGGCACTATGCAAGACCCAGATAACCTGAAGGTGAAGACAACATGAGGATACCCACCAACCCTGTAGACAGAGAATTGTTCTACCTTGACCTCATCACCAAGTGTCAGGTCACTCAGCAAGAGCGAAAAGTAGACTATGGCTCCCTGCGGAGTTGGTATTTGTTTGGTAACGGGCCGGATGACTCCCCGGCTCTGTACAACAAAATCTTCCCTCACATTGACCAGCTCACCAGTTTCCTCTACT